CGCCTGCTGTTGGCGGAACCGATACATTGGTAGACATTCGGGATGTTACGGTTGACAGGGAGCTTTCCCGTGAGGACCGGATTGCAGAATTTGTCCGACAGATCAAAAACCCTTACCGTTTCAAGTGCGGACAGTTTACCGTCCACGCCAGTTTTGCTTCCGGCGGCGCCACGCTGGAGGAATGTATCAAAGGAATCCTGCGGTAAGCCGGATATTTTTCAGTAAGGGGCTGACTTTCCCGCGAGGTCGTGGTAGAATAGAAATCGGAAAAGGAATTGAATACGGCATAGCCACACTTCTTGAATTGCGGGGATTTTTCTGCGCAAAGAAAGGAGTGTTTTTTTATGCAGGTTTACAAGACCATTAAGTACATCCGTCTTTCTTATACGGATGACAAATCAGTGGAAAGCGACAGCGTTGCCAACCAGCGGCGGCTGATCGACGACTACATTGCCAGGCATCCGGAAATTGAGGTTGTTGCGGAAAAGATTGACGACGGCTACAGCGGCGTTCTTTTTGACCGTCCGGCCTTCCAGGAAATGATGCGGATGATCGAGCAGGGCGAGGCCAACTGCGTAATTGTAAAAGACCTTTCCCGCCTGGGACGCGAATACATAGAAACTGGCCGTTATATGCGCCGGGTGTTCCCGGCTTACGGCGTCCGTTTTATCGCCATCAATGATAACGTGGACACGGAAACCGATGCTGCCGATGACCTTACCGTCTCTGTCAAAAATATTATGAATGAGGCATACAGCCGGGATATTTCTGTAAAGACCCGGAGCGCCCTGGATGTGAAACGCCGCAGCGGTGATTTTGTCGGAGCCTTTACCATTTACGGTTATGTAAAAACCGGCGATAAGCATAAAAGTCTGGAAGTTGACGAATATGCGGCGGGTGTGGTGCGGGATATTTTCAGAAAGCGTCTGGAAGGGTTTAGCGCTTCCCATATTGCGGATGAACTGAACCGGATGGGCATACTTTCCCCACTGGCATATAAACGCAATCACGGGATGCCCCATGCAAAAGGCGGCTATACGGATCGCAAGGACTGTAAATGGTCTGCGACTACCATTATCCGTATTTTGCAGGATGAAACCTACACCGGAACGCTGGTACAGGGAAAGCAGACGACGCCCCACTTCAAGCTGAAAGAGCGTGAGGACAAGCCTTCCTCCGAATGGGTCCGTGTGGAGGATACCCACGAGGCAATTATCCAGAAACATGATTTTGATCTGGTGCAGAGGCTCCGAAGGATTGATACCCGCACCTCTCCAAAGTCAGATAAGGTCTACCTGTTCTCCGGCATTTTAATCTGCGGGTGCTGCGGTTGCCGCATGACCCGCAAGACGAACCGTTACAAGGACAAGGAATACCACTACTACTATTGCCCGACCGGAAAGAAAAATGGCTGTACTTCCTCTGTCATGTTAAAGGAAACAGACTTGATCGAGTGTGTGCAGGACAGCTTGAAAGGCCATATTGAAAATGTAGCTTCCCTGGATGCTCTGCTGTCCAGTATTAGTCAGGAGCGGATCAACCGGGAACTGGTTCAGGAATATACCGCGCAGATCAAGGCAAACGAAAGGCAGCGGGCGCAGATCGAGGGATTCAAGACAAAGCTCTATGAGAACCTGGTAAGCGGGATTCTCACCAAAGAAGAATATCTTTCCTATAAGCGGAAATACAATGCCGACATTGAACTTCTGCAAAAGGCGATTGACGAATGGGAAGAACGCCTGACGGATGTACTGGAGAACCGCAGCGAGCGGAACCGCTGGATCAACCATTTCATGCAGTTCTCCACAATGGAAGAAATTGACCGCCGTGCGGTCATGCAGCTTATCCGCAGTATCCGGGTAATCGGCAAGGACGAGCTGCATATTGAATTTAACTATCAGGATGAATATAAAAAGGCCGTCGCACTGGCGGAGCAAATCGCGGAACAGGCCGCAGAAAGGAAGGCAGGCTAAATGGCAAGAAAAAGCAGGAAACAGACGGAATCTCCCATGCCGGCGCCGTCCTTATATGTATATGTGGCACTGTATATCCGGCTTTCCGTGGAGGATAACAAGAAACGGGGCTGCTCCGTGGAGAACCAAAAGCTGGTGCTGAATGATTTTCTGGCGGACAAACCGGATTTTGTAGTCTATGACACATACATCGACAATGGACTGACGGGTACAAATTTCCACCGCCCCGGATTTCAGCAGATGCTCTCTGATATTGAAGCGGGCCATATCAACTGTGTGATCGTTAAAGACCTTTCCCGGCTTGGACGCAATTCTATTGATACCGGCTATTATATTGAGCAGTATTTTTATGCGCATAATGTCCGTTTTATTGCGGTCACGGACCAGTTTGACACGGCGGACCCCGGCAACCTTCACGGCGGCATTATGCTTCCCCTGAAGAATATGATAAATGAAGCCTATTCTCTGGATATTGGAAGAAAGATCAAGGCACAGGCAAGACAGGCCATGAAAGACGGCGATTATATTGGCGCACGGGCACCCTATGGCTACCGGAAAGACCCGGATAACTGCCACAAGCTGCTGATCGATGAGAATACGGCTCCTGTCGTGAAACAGATTTTTGAATGGGCTTATGAGCGCGTAGCGTTGAACCGTATCGTCCGTAACCTCAATGAAATGGGGATTGCGGCGCCAAGCCACTACAAAAAATCCACCGGTGAAATCACCAGCCCCGGCCTGATTGGGAGCGGCAAATGGCAGACCCGCACGGTAATGAAGATTTTAGAAAGCGAAGTTTATACCGGCGATCTGGTGCAGGGCAAAACAAAGATGGTGGACCACCAGCAGGTCAAGGCTGACGATGACAACCTGATTATTGCCAGACGCACCCATGAGCCGATTATCAGCCATGAACTCTTTACTGCGGTACAGGAATACCGGAAACAGGTCTGCGAGGAAAGCCGGGCGGTCCCCAAACGCCCCTATACCCCGAATATTTTCAAGGGTAAGGTATTCTGCGCCGACTGTGGCAGGAGCCTCCACCGGCAACGGGCGGAACGTAAAAAAGGCCCGGATATTTACTGGTTCCATTGCCTCACGAACAGCCGTGTGGCGAAAGATACCTGCAAAGGCGTGATGATGCAGGAGACAGAGCTGATTGCAACCGTCACCACTATTTTAGAAAAAGAGCTGTCCGTTGCTTTGGGTATGTCCCTTCCTCTCTTTCAGTTGGAGGCAAGGCAGAAACAGAAAAAAGACGGGCTGAAATCCCAAATGTCTGCCAAACGGCAGGAAATAGAGAAACAGCGGCGTTTAATCCGGGGGCTGTATGAAAACTTCGTACAGGGCATTTTAACCAGCGATGAATATTTTGAACTGAAAGCAGGTTATGAGGAATCTATCACTGTCCTTTCCGGCGATATTGAGGCGCTTGAAAAAGATATGGATGCCCTGGATGACCAGCTTGTACGCTACCGTGCAATGGAAAAAGACGCAAAATCACTGGCTCAGGACCATGTATTGACGGCGGAACTGATTGAACGGCTGATTGAGCGGATTGAGATCGACCATGAGCGGAATATCCGTGTTTTTTTCCGGTTTAAGAGTGAATTTCAGGGGGAGGCGGTAAAATGAAGCAGAAATATGTGATTGCCCTTTATATCCGCCTGTCTGTGGAGGACTTCAAGACGGAAAGTTTGAGTATTCCCAACCAAAAGCTGCTCCTTCTGGAAAAGGCCATGTCGCTGCAGGAATGGGATAACAGCGAAGTCCTGGAATTTGTTGATAACGGCCATACAGGAACCAACTTTGAACGTCCCGCGGTACAGGAGCTTTTGACAATGGTGCAGGCCGGGAAAATTGACTGTATCATTGTGAAGGACCTTTCACGGTTTGGCCGCAACAGCATTGAGACCGGCTATTTCATTGAGCGAGTGTTTCCGCTTTACCATACCCGGTTTATTTCTGTCAGCGACGATTTTGATACCGCCAATTTCAAAGGAGATACCGGAGGGATTGACATTGCCTTTAAGTATCTTATCAGTGAGTGTTACAGCCGGGATATGTCCATGAAAACGAAAAGCGCCAAATACGCAAAGATGCGCCGGGGCGAGTATCAAAGCGTCATTTGTCCTTATGGCTACCGTAAGAGCGCAGACGGGCGTATGGAACCGGACGAGGAAGTGTCAGAAATTGTCCGGCAGATATTTGAATGGGCAGCCGACGGCAATACCGCCGCAGAGATCACGAGGAAACTGTACGCCATGAAGATTCCTACGCCTGGAGAATACCGGAGGAATAAAGGCAAAGATCACTACAATGTTTCCCGAACGCATGGCGTCTGGAACAGTTCAACGGTGCTGCGGATGCTGGCGGACCAACGGTATATCGGCACCTATGTGATCGGTAAGCGCAAGGTACAGGAGATTGGCAGCCGCCGCATGAAATTGAAGGATGAAAGCGAGTGGTTCAAAATCCCGGATCACCACCAGGCAATCGTAAGCAAGGAACTGTTTGAGAAAGCCAATGCTTCAATTAAGCGGTTCTCCCTTCCCAATAAAAAGCAGCGTGACTACCTTCTCCGTGGAAAGGTATTCTGTGGATGTTGCGACCATGCCATGTCACTCAGAAATGATGTCTGGTTTTACTGCCGTCATTCCGAAGTGGCAGAAAATCTTCCTTGTCACGGGGTAAGGGTAAAAATGGTTGATCTGGAGCAGGCGGTTTTTGAGATAATCCGGGCGCAGATGTGTCCGGCGCTGGGAATTGACAGCAGCAAAGACAAGCTGGATTTGCAGACGGTTCAGCAGGCCGAGCATGAAGATAAGCTGCACTCTATCCAGGACAGTAAACGGCAGCTCTATGAACAGTATGCGCTTGGAGAGATTGACCTGGAAACCTACAGGGAGCGGAAAGCGGTATATGACGCGGAACTGGTGCAGGCAAAGAATGTCCATGCCGCTATTACCGCACAGACCAAACAGATACAAAGCGATTACGAAGCAAGACTGAAACAGCGTGAAATCGTTCAGGAAGTAGACAGTGCCGGCACTCTGACGCAAGCCCTGATTGACCGGCTTATCAATAAGGTCTATATCTTTCCGGGAGACCGGATTGAGATTGAATATGTTACGCAGGACTTCTTAGCAACTGCGGAACCGTGAAAGGAGGCATGAGCCATGAACGCCGTATGGAACAGCTACGGGCAGCTATGCGGTTGCCCGGAAATTTTCAAAAAAAGTTGCAAATTTTTTTGTCGTGAGCTTGACATACGGGTGGCGTAGATCGTGAAATCTGATTTGCTTGCACCCAGCCCGCTCCAGAATGATATGGAGCCGTCGGAGCATGGAGC